AAGCCTGACCGAATTTTCTTCGGAAACATAATCGACGAAGGCGCAAAGGTGGACTGGACACCTCACCGGATCGAGTTGGCTTGTGATCTTGCCCGGCACATGACCGATCACGAACGGGAGCAAGTCCTGTTGCGGGAGGAAGGATCAGTAATCTCAGGCAATCGCGGTGGGTTTATCAGCAACCCGCGCGTGACCGCCGTAAAAGCCCATATGCAATCCATTCTGGCAATCCGCCGGTCGCTCGGCATTCATGCCCTCGCCCGCGATTCCGCACAGGACGTCGCCAAGCGGCGAAAAATCAATAAACAGAGCCAAGGGTTGATTGATGACGATCTGATCAACAGGCCGGTAAACTAGCCATGGGTATTCAGGAAAAGATAGATGCCCTGCCGGTTGATGCGAAGGAGCTTTTGCTGGAAGCGCTGGATGAAATGTCGCGCCCGTTGAACATTAGGGAATTGGACTTGGCTTTTGCTAAAGCGCACATTTCCCGGTCAGATCGCCGCCGAACATTCAAGGCCCTAAAGGGAGTAGACATCATTGCTGTTATTCCCCGCGAATAAGCCCCCTAGCGTTGTGGGAGCCATTTACGCCATGGCTCGGCCCGCTCGTCCGCCGGAAGAGGCTCAGGCGGTACGCGAGGCAGCTGCAATTGTTAGGCAGGAAACTGGGCTAACTGCTGTTTCAGCTATTTCGCGGGAGATAGCGAGGCGCGTAACAGCCAATTTGACCACCTTCATAGAGCAGGATACTGACGAGCCTATGGCAGCAGCACTGGAGCGTGTGCGTTTAAGCCTAAACCCTTGTCCTTTTCACTTCCTCGCAACTGATCCGCAGGTTGATACGTTGGAATTGTTTCTATCATTTAGAGCGGAAGCAATGAGGGGAAGGTCTGGGCGGTACATGAATTCGTCTGACGCAGGAAAGGAATTGGCTGAAATCTCATCGGAGACCGAAACCAGATTGGCTGGCCGATATACTCGTCATTTATCCTGAGCGATTTGCCGTAAACCGCATTTTCAAAAATTGAAATAGCCGAAAGTCACCTTTCAACCCGAAGGGAGATTTTCCAATGAATATGATTACCCCGCCCCGAGCAATTGTCGGTGCGCTTCGCGCAAATAGCGATCCGGCAACGATACTTGCCTCGCTCAACACGGCCTTTGCAGAATTCAAAACGAGGCATGATGGCCGGCTGACTGACATCGAAGCCACCATCAATGACCTTTGCGAGCATAATGCATCCTCCGTCTTGAGTCCGGGTTTTGGACCGGGATTGATGACGGAAGAAATTCAGACTCAATTCCGGGCTGCTATGCGCGGAGACGTCAGCGCGAGTATGGAAATAGGGTCTGGCCCCGATGGCGGCTATGCTGTCCCTTCTCAGGTCGATGGTCAGATTATGTCGCTGTTGCGCCGGACCTCGCCCCTGCGTCGCCTAGCATTCGGAACTGCCCTCGGGACAGGCTCCGGTAGCTGGAAAAAGATTGTTCACGCGACGGGTGGCGGAACGCGCTGGGCCCACGAACTGGAAGAGCGGCAGGAAACAGGAACGCCGCGTCTCGGAACCGTCGAAATCACGCCTGAAGAGCTTTATGCCATCCCGGAACTGACCAACCATGTTCTGGATGACAGCAGCTTCAATCTCGAAGCCTTCTTGCAGGATGATGTTGCGGCTGAAATGGCCCTCGGAGAAAACGACGCGTTCATTTTGGGTGATGGTATCAAAAAGCCATTGGGCCTCCTGCACAAGCCGACAAGCAATGAAGCCGACACCGCTCGTGCCTTCGGTACTTACCAGCATATTGTCACTGGCGCAGCCGGTGCTTTCGCGAACGTGCAGGACAACTTGATTGACCTGATTTTCTCGCTCCCAGCTGCGTATCGTTCCGGCGGCGGCGTTGCATGGCTGATGAATAGCCTGACCGCTTCGACGATCATGAAATTCAAGGATGCCGATGGTCGGATGCTTTGGCGCGAAAGCATGGCGTCGGGCGAACCAGCTCGCCTCCTGGGCTATCCTGTCGAGGTCGATGAGGCGATGCCCGATATTGGTGCGGACACTACGCCTATCGGCTTTGGTAACTGGCGCCGTGGCTACGCGATTGTTGATCGTCCCGGTATGAAGCTCATTCGTGACAACGTGACGAAAAAGGGCTGGACCAAGCTCTATTTCAGCAAGCGCGTTGGCGGAGCTCCGATGGACACGAACGCAATCAAATTTCTCAAATTCTCGACCTAAGCCGGAAACCACTGAAAGGATATTCCCATGAAGGATATGCACAATAACATCTTGGTCGATCAGGCCATTGGTCTCGCCACTCTTACCGCTGACAATGTTCCTGCGGCTGTTGATCTGTCTGGCTTCAAATCAGCCGAGATATTGCTGGCGATTGGTGCTGGCGGAATTACGTTCACCGGCACCAACAAGATCGAGTTCAAGTTGACCCATTCGGATGATGATGTAACTTATGATGACGTTGTCGACGCCGATATGCTCGGTGTCAGCGATGTTGCGGGTGGAATCATCAAGGACCTGAAGACGGCTCATGCCAGTGCGGCGGTCTATCGCTTCGGCTACAAGGGCAACCGGCGCTATCTGAAGCTGCTGGCGGACTTCTCCGGGACGCATGGAACGGGAACACCGATTGCTGCTATGGTGGTGAAGGGTGAGCCGAGGAATGCGCCAGTTGTCTAGAATTTTGGACAAGGCTGAAACCTAATAATATCCCATCATTTTAGGAAAGAGATCTATTTGGCAACTCAATTCTAGCTTCACCTATTGACTCAGTTGGTGATTCGATTGTTCATTTTCGTAGTCTATTGCCGCGCTTTGCAGTTATGCCCGTATCGAGAATCTCTGAGATCAATTTGGGCATTTTCAGGGAAAAGGTCGTAAGTGATGGTGAACGCTTTGGTCCCACTGGGATGGTAGGCAAGCCGCCCCTGCGGTGTCGAAATCATTTGCGATTATCACTGACAGTAACATTTCCAACCGTTGCAACCTGTTTTCAATGACTGAAATGTTCGTGTTTTCAGTCTCGGCAACAATTTATACCTAGTGGTTAAAACCACACGCTTGGTACCCACTTGAGGAATGGCCGTTCCCGCCCCAGAAGCGGACGTCCAGCGGCGCTTACCCAAAAGCGTTTCGAAGCCACCGTCGTAAGACCGTGCTAATTGGGACTGCGAGTAGAAGGGTATCATGCCCGAGGCGTGAAGCATCTGCTCCCGTTTCATCGCACATAATGTTAGCAAATGTCGGCCAAAGGTCGTCGCGCTCTCTTTGCTCCTCTGGAAGAGCTTGCAAAAAGGCGGTAAATACGTCGCCTGCGGTGCGCCATTGACCGCATTGAGCGTCATCTATCGACACTCCAAAGTGACGTTCCAAGGCCAAGAATGCATCGACTTGGTCACCATCCCCACCGAAGCCGATGCTCTCCAATGGCGTGTTGTGGCTGATTGACATGCAATAAGATTAGCAGCGCTTAAGGGCGCGAGCAACATCCGCTTTCAACCCAGTTTCAGTCATTCGATTTGGTCAAATAAAAAAATATAATCGGCTGGTCAGCGACCGCCCCAATTGCAGTCGTCACTGAACCAATGTAGAAAAATTCTATGAAGTTAATTCCACAACTGATGCTCTGGGTTTTCATTGGCGCGTTGTTTGTCGGTGCAGCAGCCAATATTTACGCCACACGGTTCTTCCTGCCTAGATGGTGGTCGGGCTTTCATGCGCGTCCCGAGCACGCGGCGTATGGCAGAAAGATACTTCTAGGATACGGCATTTCTGTTGCCGCCATTGTGGTAGCATTCGCTGCTGGAGGGATTGCGGAACTGACCGGCGGTTGGAATTAGCGGACCTTCCGTTTCCCACCCAGTTGTTGTCGTCCAAACTGAATAGATGAAAAATAAAAGCGGCTGGTCAGCTACCGCCCCGATTGTGTTGAAAAACTCTGTGTTGCCAGTGTCGTGAAGATGTGATTCAGTATTCCTGTAGAAGCGGGAGATACTGCGATGATGGGCGAACGAACGGTGATGCAGGAGGCGCTGTTTTACGGGTT